CGCGGGGGGACTCCATGAAGCGGACACCCTCGAACATGCCGATCTCACCGTTGTAGATGCCGGTCGGGTCGACGTAGTTCGCGGGGGTACGCCACGCGGCGGCATCCGTCGCGGAACGGAAGTCGTAGGAGACATCCGGGTGGATGAAACCGACGTAGGAACCACCGATGGTCGGCACGTTCGCACCACGGAGCTGGGCAACCACGCGGCGGACATCGTTCGCTGCGAGGGTGTCATCCGAGTTGATGGTCGTGCGGCTCGACGGGTCCGTTGCACCACCGGTCGCGTAGATCACGTTGTTGCCGGCCTGGAGGACCGAACGGCAGATCGTGTCGATGCTGATACCGGCGTTGTAGCCGACCGCGTTCGCAGCAACCGGGTCAACCGGAAGGAACGAGGTGGCCCGCAGCTTGGCGGTCGTGACGGTCGCGTTGCCGTACTCGCGGAGCGTGACGGACACCTGGCTGTCGCTCATCGCAACAGGGGTGACATCCTCAGCCTCGCCCAGCTCCGTGGTGGCGGCAGCGAGGTCTGCGAAGATGGTGAACGTGATGGTCGCACCGGGGTTGGTGGCGTTGGTTGCCTGGACATCTGCGAACTGGTCGTAGTACATCTCCGGGCGGAGGGCGAAGTACGCAAGCTTCTCGAACGCGGTCTGATCGACCGAGAGGTTTGCTGTACCGGTTTCGGCGGCGTAGTAGTCAGCCATTGTGGTTTTTCCTTTTCAGGGTTGAAGTTTGTCAGTTGCCACCCAGGTCGATGCCCTGGGCTTGTGCCTCTGCAAAAATCGCCATGAGTTCGGATTCGGACTGGGCATCATTGATTCGCTTCATCCATGACGGGCCTTCGGAGGATGTCTCTGCGCCTGCCGCAACCCGGTTGGATTGCTGCCACGCCTGACGGTCCTCGGCTGCCGGTGACGGTGAGGGTGTAATCAGTTGTGCTTCTTCAGCTGCCTGCCGGATTGCTTCTGCTGTGAACTCACCGTCGTAGCCTTTGACGAAATACTTGAACTTCGGGTCGCTGGCGTTGATGCCTGCTTCCATGAAGGTCAGTTTCTTTTGGGCTTCGTTGGCCTGCTCAATTTGCTTGAGTAGTTCAGCGTTCTGCTTTTCCAGCTGCTTGAGTCGCGCTCGAACTGGGTTCTTCTGCGTCTCGGGCTGTTCGTCGTCCTCGTAGAACTCGTCTGCGAAATCTGACATTGGCACACTCCTTGTGTCCACACCAGGATCGGAGGAAACCTGGTGGCTACGTTGTTACACCCCGTATGTTCGCCTCGGACTCGGGGGGCGGTCTGAGGGTCCAGCACTCGGCTTCACACGAAATAATTACATAACTGTGGTTTGGTTTCCACTATGAGCCGCAGGTTCCTTCGCAGCAGTGGTGTTTCAGTCCGCAGTTGGGGCATCGCCATCGGCATGCGATGGGATCAAAGTCGGTGTCGCAGTTTTGGCAGGTCATTGACCGATGGTGGTCAGACCGGTTGCGGATGCTTGGCCTTGTCCTGCGAATCCTCCGCCTGCCTCGAATTGGGCTGTGCGTCGGCGGCGGCGTTCTGCGATGGCTTTGCGGGCTGCGGCGTTGGTGCCGAATGTGGCTCCGATTTGTTCTTCACGGCTGACTGCTTGTTCGCCTTGCATCTGCCCTGCGAACAGTCCTTGACTTTCCGCGATGTCGGTGAACCCAGCCTGTGCCTGCTCAGGGGTAACCCCAGCCCTGGCGAGAGCCTCAGCTTCTTGGGTCTGCAACTGGATTTGGGCCTGCTGCTGTGCCTGCGCGGAGATAGCGGCGGATCGTGCCTGCCGTTCGGCTTCGTACCGGTCGAACGTGGGGCGGGCGCGGGTGGGGTCTATGAAGTAGGCGGCAAGGTCACCTTCGGAGACACCGTACAGGCGTTGGAACTCTGCGACGACGTTGGCGGGGGCGTTGCGGACAGCCTGGTAGCCCTGGTCGATTCGTGCGCCCAGTTCGTCGGGGGACACGTCTTGGGCGATGAAGTTTTGAAAGTCGCTTGGCTGGTCATAGAAACCAGGGGGCATCCCACGCTGCTGGAGGGTCCGCTTGTAGTCGGCCTCCAAGGTGAGATACTGCCTGACCGTGTACTGCTGTTTGCCTTGGTCGGCAAGAATCTTGTTGGCGGGGAACCTGTCCTGAAAAGCCTTGTTGTCCCTGAGGCGGATTCCGATTTCGTCAATGTCCGGCGGGACCTGTTCTGCCTGCCACAACTTCGCAATTTCGTCTTCGAGTGTCTTGTCGTTGACACCTAAGAACCTGAGTTCGCGCAGGATGATTTGTAGTGCGGAATCTTCGTCAGCCATCAGATGATCCTCCCGAATGTTTGCCTCAATGCTGATGCCCATTCGCGGGCCTCACGCTTGGCGTTCTCAGTCTTATCCCAACCATACCGTGCATCAGTACGCAGAAGTTTCTGCCACTCCCCATTCGTCATCACACGCTTCTTGCCTTCCTCCCCAAAATTGAGGGCAACCTCATACTGGGCGTTCGACATGTCAATCGTGTTCGGGTCAACCTCCAACAGCTGTGCCGCCGCAGTCTTGAACGACCCACTGATTTCGTCCAACGTCAAACCCTGATCAATCAGCGGAGAAAGATGCCCGTACCGGGCTTTCGCCACCTCACGCTGCTGGCGTTGCACATCATCTGTCGTCATCTCACCGGTCAAGGTCCGCTGGATGGTGTCGTCCGAAACCTGGTTGAAGTACGCCTTGCCGATGTTGGCGATACCCAAATAGTCGTTGGACTTTTTGATGCGGGTCACGGCGGTCGGGTTGACGAACTGGCCTGTGTCGTCCTTGCGGAACGCTTCTTTGTATGCCTCGAACCGGAGGGTGTCGCCTTCCCAGCCCAGGTTCATTGCCTTCGTCACGAAAGCGTTGAACGGAACAGAGTCAAAGCCTGCGTCACCCACCAAAGCCTTGATGTCACGCACCTTGTTGGTAGTAGCCAGTTCCTTATAGAACGACGTGTTTTGGAACCGGGCCGCAAACCTTTCGGGGGTTTCGTTCAGGGTGACAGCAGACTCTATGACCTGACGGACATCCGGGTACTTCGCTGGGTCCACATCAAGAATCCATGCCTGCGTGGGGAACAACTCACGGAACTTTGCTGAGACACGATCCCAGTTCATCTTCGGTGCGGACGGCAACTTGCCACCCCCACGGCCTACACCGCCACCAGGCGCAGTCGGCTCTGTTGGTTCTACCGTCGGCTGAGCAGGGGCGGTCTTACCGAACCCACCAGCAACCTGACCACGACGACGCAAACCCTCCTGCTGTGTAGCAGTCAAACCACCAACAGTCGGCTTCTGCTGTCTAGCAGGAGTAACAGTCGTCGGTGTTTTCGGGGCGACCGTAGTAGCAGGGGCCGCAGTAGTAGTAGGCGAAACAACCGGCGCAGGCGCAACAACCTGCTTACCAGCAGCAGCAGCATCAAGAAGTTCCTGTCTCCGCGTCAGCTCTGCCTGATCAACAACCGTTTTCTTTGTTCGACGAGTTGCAGCAGCACCAGTACCTTCAACAACAATTTCGCTGGTGACAGTACCTTCCTCGGTTTTTTCGGTAGCCGTTCTTACGGCAGCGTCAAGATTGGTTGGGATAGCCGTCCTGAAAGTCTCGTCTTTCGTTGGGTCAACAACAACCCTGATTGTCCCCTGGGTCGGCCTTCCTCGTTCACCCTCAACAACAGCAGACCGTTCGACAGCAACACGAATGTTCTTGTTTTTCTTGACGAAATCCTCAACTGCTTTCCACGCCTGAAGATTCTGAAGTGCGCTATCAAAATCTGTTACTTCAACAGCAACCGCAGCATCGTACAGTTCAAGAAACTTTTCTCCCGCCGGATTGCTGACAGCTTTGTCACCGAAGTTCGGCCCATATTTCCCGAAAGTTTTCTTGTCGGTTTGCAACTGGGTTATTTGGGTTTCAAGCCCACTGATTTGATCCGCCAGCTGGGCATCGGACAAAACTTTGCCGTCAACAACATAACCACGCTTCGCGGTGTCATATGATGCGTCAGTCAGTTTCTTCAGTTTCTTTTCGACAGCCTTGATTTGCTTGTCGTAAAACTGTGGGTCAGGGGTGTATTGCGCCATCAGCCAAGACCTTTCATCAACTGGTCAATAACATCCGCATAACCCAACATTTTCATCGCTCCAGCTTCCTCCGGGTTAGAAGCCTCCACGGCCTCCAACGCCGCTGTCTGAGCAGTTGGCACAGCCGCCCCACCCATAGCCTCAGACACCTCCATAGCGTTATACGAACGAACAAACTTTTCGACCTCAGCATCAGACAACTGGCGACCCAACACCGAACCAGCAGCCTGCTTGAAAACCTGACGCAAATCCTGTTTTGCGGTCGTGCGAACCCTCGCACCGGCAGCAACCTTTGCTTTGATGTTCGGATCAGCAGCCATCAAATTGAGGGCAACATCAAGGGTGACACCCTCAGCGTTGGCGTACAGCATCGCATTCTTCACAGCAGAAATGTCGCGGGACATCGTGCCGGTAGAAGACGGCTTGGAGTTTCCGTACAGGCCGAGAGCAGCCAAACGGTTCAACACCGCTGATCGTTCGGCGGGTG